AAGCAGCCGAACCAGTCAGACCGACCAGTTCCAGATTCGTTATGATCACGCCGCGACCTTCATTGTACAGAATGGTCGTGGAAAATTCCCAGCGCACCTTTACCCCATAGTGCGAGGAAATATCCTGCGTCATGTAACCAACGTTGTTGCTTGCTGGATCTCCAACCAGCCATTTGTCATAGCACCAGACCAGATTGCGTGCGCGATACTGGCTGAAGTCAACAAGGCTGCTAGTCAGGATGAACCAGACCGGCTGGCCTAGTTCTTGGCTTGCCGATGCGTCATAGACCAACGTTTTGTTAGGCAGGTGAACATAAAGATGTTCGTGCGACTTATCGTTGCGCGATTCTAGTTTCACGCTTGCCAATTGTGCTTCGGTATAATCAAGAAGCAGCATATCAATCTCTTGCGTGCTGATCTTCTGTGTCTGCGAATTGGCGCCAATGTAAATTCCAGGCGCTTCATTGAACCCGCTACCGAGAAATGCGATGTTGTCCAAATAAACGCAACAGCCGTGGGTGCCAATGACGCCCTTTTCGATCTGCGCCCCCTCGATACGCTGGAACGGGAATAGGTCGCCGCCAACGTTATCGAACACTTCGATAGTGTGCCGATTCAGCGCATAGACTTCATTGCGCACTTTGAGCAATGCAACGACAGGATCGGGATCAGCTTCAGACGATCCGTATTTAAGTGGATTGACTGCCAGCGGGTTTCCGAGATCCGTGACAACCAGAAACTCGCCGTCCGTGGTCATCCAATAACCATCTACCCATACCGTGTCCAAGACAGTGCCAAGATCGGGGTCGGTGTTCTGCGATAGCGTTGAGGTGGCTGGATTCCAAAAAAACAGATTACCGTTTGATGCGATGCCCAAAAGGTCGAAGTCGTAATCGAGCGTTACTAATTCGCCATCATCGCCAACGTCGCCAAGGATCGTGATCGTACCAGTGGGACCGACAGTGACCAGCTTGGAACCCATAACCCGATAGCAAACACCACGCCAATTGATGCCGCCGCGATCAACGCCAGGGCCTGTTCCATTGGAGATCAAGCCATCAGCGGGACGCAGAAAACCTTCACTGATCCCATTGGATTTGGGAACAGGGATAAAGTTTACAGGATACGACGTGCGAAAGTCTGGCCCACTATCCGTGAAAATGCCGCTTAGGATTGGGATCTGCATACTCTAATCCTATAGGCTAAGAGTTTGTAGCTGAAGGTTTGACAGGCGCTTTTTGTAATACCTAATTGAGCGAATGCACGTGTTCGTTACGTTGACTGCTGCACCGCTTGGGTCTGCGCCTATATTCAACCGATCAAGCGATAAAGGCAACGCACCAGATGTGTCTGTAGCTACAGCGCCGCCATTCCGCGATGCTGCAAAGTCATTGACTGCATATGCGCTTGCAACAGTGTTTACCGCTCCAGCAGCGCCATATGCGCCAAGCGATAGCGTTGCCTGTGCCGCTGATCCAGAATAGTAAACAGAGCGCATAGTGCCGCCACTGTCGTTATCAAATTGAATAGAGTTTTGAGCGACAACGCCATTGGATGCCGAAAGATATGTTGCAAAGAGATTGGGCGATGTTTCAAAGCTTGCGACAAACGTTCCCTCACTGGCATTAAACCATCTGGAGAAGTTTGTTCCAGTCATGACCGCAATGTCAGCACTACGAGCTACAGGCGAAGCACCTGTAGGGATAAAGCTAGTGGCAAATGAACCGACCTCTAACTGAGCAAATTGAACTGTGCCAACCACTGTGCAAACAAGGATGCCCAATATTGGAGTGAATGTTATTGTCCTGCGATTTGGATACACACCTGTGCCGGTAACGGTAGCTACCGATGCACCCGAAAGCGTGACAGTGCCAGTTCCATAAAAGCTCAAAGTGTGCGGCACAGCGGTCACAGAGACGCTTTGTGTCACCAGAGGAACCCCACTTATCAAGGAGGTTGTGAGCAAGTTAGTTCTTGGCTCTTCTATCAACAAACCTCTTTGCGTGAGCGTCACTGGATCGACAGCAAATCGAGCAGTGTTCACAGGCGATGTTTCAATTACGCCACTTGCGTTAATAACAGTCGCAGGAGATGCGCGGCTAAATGTTATGCTGCTATCAAGGGTTCCAGAAAGGAAATTTAGGTCAAGCGCAGGAACGCCAGTTGTTGCTGTACTCCAGCGACTGACGTGTCCAGCGCCACGACCTCCCCAATGGATAGACATTAGAGACCTGCACCTGGAGTGAAGTAAACGATTCCAGTGGCGCCAGCGGCGATAGCAGCAATGTAAAGATTGCCAGCAGCATCAGGCGAGAAGGTCAGTACCTCATGCACTCCAGGGCCTACTGGAAAGCCAGTTGCTGTGGTAGCCGTAACCGTTGAGCCGCCGCTATTAAGCCAAACGGTAGCCGTGCCATTGTTCACAATGCGAACAGTGATTGGACCATTGCGGTTTTCAACAAGAACGTTCTGAGAGGTTCCAGAAACGTTTATATTCGTTGTTCCGCCTGGAATAGGTGAAAATGAACGAGCTATCATAGCTATACTCCTATATTCGCAATCTAACACAACATTGGCGCGGCGTCACCACTGCACTATTACCATTTAACTTTGTCAGCCCAGAAGGCCGCGCTCATCTTGCCCTTGGCGATATTCTTTGCGTGCCTAGCCTTAAAAGATGCGCGCTTCTTTTTCATGGCTTCTGACTCACCCTTCTTGGGCTTGCCAGCAGTCTTCGCGCCCTGCTCTCCAAAGCGGATCGTCTTAATCGTATCGCCTTCCTTAGCGACAACGATATGAGACTTCTTCGGATGGTCAGGCGTGCGCTTGGGCTTATTGAAAGCCGAAACACCAGCACGGGCGAGGCGGCTATCTTTTTCCAATTAGCCGACTTTCCAGACAGCGCCATCGCTATAAACGGGAACCTTGTTTGCACCGCCACCAGCAACGGTTGCGCCGAAAGTCGCAGTGCTGCCATCAGTAATGAATGCACGTCCGCCCGTCAGGCCGACAGCGTTAGGAAGCTGCGCAAAGGTCGAAGGCGTGGTCTGAACCGAAGTGCAAACAACGCCATCCATATTCTCTTGGATATATTCAATCAGCGTGGTGATTGATGCGCGGCGGCTATCACCCTGATCAGGAACCCACAGAACGACATTGTTACCGCCTGAGACCTGCGTGATCAGCGGAAGCTGGTTAATAGTCGGCATTGATTAACTCCATTCAATAGGGCCATCCGGCCCAGCATCCACAGGATCGACAGGCGGATAGACGTAAGGATTGTCCCAGCGCCACGGCTTGTTGCCCTGACCAATCGGCATGGTCTCAGGCAATTGTTTCTCAAGCGGGAATGCAGCGCGTTGCAAGAGAATGTTATAGGCATTCTTTGCCATGACTTTTGTATCGGGCGAGACGGTCTTGCCGTAGCCTGGGGCAATGCGGATAGCGAGGTTAGTGATAACCGCTTCCCATGCGCTGTCAGGCGTGCCGGTCTCTGTGTCTAGATCACTGTCTTGCGGGCTGCTTGCGACGGGATAGCCAAGGCGGACACCTTGCGCGTTCCATTCCATCATCATGGCGTCCAAGCGTCGAAGAGCGCCCTCAAGCTGTTCAGGCGAGAGATCGAAGACGTAATCTGCTAGCCCTATTTCTTCAAAGGCCGCAGTCACGAACTGACGCTTGGTATAGCCCACTATCAATCCTCCAATGCAGCAGCGATGCGCTCAGCAAGCTTCATATCAGATGTTCGCGCATTAAACGAGACACCAAGTTCCTTCGCCTTGGATTCCAATTCATCGCGGGTCGGATCTGAAACTTCGTCGATAGCGTCTTCAAAAGCTTCAGCGGCTTCGATAACCTTTGCGGCCTTCTTACCGCCCAGAGCAGCTTCATAGGACGGAAACCAGCCTTTAGCGGTCAGTTCGTCAAATGCTTCCTGATCGGCAGCGCCTCTTGTGCCATAGGTTCCGCCGCGTGGCTTTTTGAATGGGCCAGGCACACGATACATGATCGTTGGAAAATCAGTCATTTCTTTTTTGCCTTTGGTTTCTTGGCAGTCTTTGCAGACGCCACGAATGCTGCCTTGGTTGGCGCACCCTTGCTGCCGGGCTTTCTCATGCGTTCAGGCGTTTCGCCAGCAGCCTTCTGCCGCGCAATCCGCTTACGCTTCGCATTGATATTTGCGTAAAGACCGGGCTTCATTTCTTTTTCCGCTTCGGAGCCTTGCTTGGCTTACCTGCTTTCATTGCCGCATCACGGGCAACGTTCAGAGCAATGGCGATGGCCTGCTTTTTCGGGCGACCAGCCTTTTCTTCCATCTTGATGTTCTTGCCGATGCTAGTCCGGCTGTAACCTTTTTTAAGCGGCATGAACTATCTCCCTAAGAAGGTCGGGGGGGATGACTTCCAAATCCCCCCCTCCCAATTAGACTTACGTCTGGTTGAAAAGCAGAATGCCTGCCATTTCAGGGTTCGTCATGAC